ACCTGCACCCACTGTAATTGATTCAGTTGCACTCAGCAAGTTGGTCCATGTATTGAAAATGACTAATGCACCACCTGCACCGCCACCACCTCCACCTTTGGATGAAGCACCAGTTGAAGAGGTACCACTGCCTGCACCACCACCAGCACCAACAAGTGTGATTATGACTGGGCGTGCAACATCAGGTGATGGATTGGTCCATGTTGCATTGGTTGTATATTGTGAAACACTGACAGGAGTTTGTAAATTATCCAGAAGCAGCCCAAAATTATTAATGGGATCTAATACTTCAATGGGAGTTGCGTACTTGGAGTTTGACATTGATTAATATTTAGTGTAGTGAAATGTTTCAAAGTCCTTGTTGTACGCATCATTGATGAGACGTTTGGATTCATCATCCAAATAATCTCTCCAATGTGTGCGATTGGATTTACGCTCATGCAAATGCTTTAGGTTATACTCATTGAAAACATCTATCAATGTCTCGAATTTAAAAACTTTGTCAACAAGGGGATTCTCAAAGCAATCATAGAGAAAACTATGTTGTGTATTAAGATGTGAATCAAATAATGAATGTCTAACCATTTCTGGCAAATTGAGTACTTTGTACACAAATGTTTTAAAATTGATGCGTTTGTATGCATTGAATCTCAAATCTTGATTGCTTTGAATGTAGCAATATTCACTCACCATTCTGTCATATGGATTGCGTACCACAGCAAATTTGTGATACTCATCAAATGTCTTGCCAAGTATAATTTTGAGTTGTGCAGCAGTCAAATGCTGAGGTGTTACTGCATGCACCTTCTTTTGTTGTTCTCCTTGGAACAATTGCACAACATCAGGCATTGCATCTGCACATCTCTTGTGAGAGTACAGTGCATCTAGATGTTGTACATCAAGTGCCTTTTCAATGGAACTACCACCTGTTTTAGGAACATGAATGAACAAAAGCTTCTTGTCATGACAAATAGGCATTTTTGTAATTGGAAATATATTCTTTCTTGACTTGATGATCAAGAGCAGGTCCAGCAAAGTGAATCAAAATTGTATTTTCATCATGCATCATTTTGACTTCTTTGTCAGAAGGAATCAAAGCAATGTTGACGTCATTTTGAATTGCATCACAAATGGTCAATGCATTGCGGCAAAAGTATTCCACCATGAATGCTTGCTCAAAGAAATATTCACCTGGCCAGTTTTCCATGAACCATTTGACATTGTCAAAGTGTTGACGCATCTTGACAGAGTTGATCATTAAAAATTGACCAGCATTGAAAGGACGTTGATTGAATGCAATGTAAATTTGTTTTTCATCTTCAGTTGCTCTTGTGACGCTGTGATAGACAGAATCTACAGCATGTGTAGCAATTCTTGGATTGTAAACTGTATACAATTTGTGAGGCTGATATTCTCTTTCAAAAATTGCATTGATGTCCTTGAGACTGATGATGTCACAATCCAAGAACAAAATCTTGTTGTATTGATTGATGTTGATCCAATCAAATATTCTGCATTTGTTTTTGGATGCATCAATGCCATCAAGTGGCTTGTCAACAGTCATAAAATGCACATTGAAATTGCTCAAGTTGCATGTGCTGTTGATCAATTGTTGTGATTCTGCATCAGCAATGATGAGCACATCAAAGTCTTTTGCAATTGTATTAGCATCAATGGATTGCAAGCACATGTCAAGCAAGTCAATGTAACCTTGACCAAAAACAGTAAAGTATACCAAGTTTTTAAAACCACGTTGTGATTCATCCTCAATGTCTTGTACTTCATCACACATGGCTTTAACATTGCTGATGACCATTTGTCTGTGCTCTTGTGTATTTTGATAAGGAGACTTTTTATTGACTCTCACATTTTTATCATTGAATGTAATGAGAGTTTGTTTTGGTGGTTCTGGTGACCACACCAAATCTGTTGGAGTCTTAAAAGTAAGAACTTTGCTTTCACCAGAAGCATATGCAAGTGTTACTACAACTCTGTATGCTTTAACAAATGCTTTGCGGTGCATTTGAAAAGAACTGATGTTTCTTGACAACAGCTGTTTCAAAATTGCTTGAGTAAAACTCACTGTTTCATTCATATTGCGACCAATGAATACATAAGAAACTGAGCTCAAATTATTCAAGTCTTCAAGTATTTTTGCTATAAATTTAATTCTCATAATTATGTGCTGCAAGAAGTTTCACTTGCTAATCCAGTTACATCTGTTGTAACTATTGTTGTTGCAAAACCTGTACCATTTGGATCATAGTAAAATGTTTGTGAAAGTAAACGATTGATATCGTCATCCCACCATGTAGAATATGCAACATTGTTTTGAAAATATTGTGCATTGTTGCCAACAAAGTAAGTATCCACGGATGTGGATGATCCACATCCACCATATATGTCATAATCTGATGTTAATACATTGTACTCACCTTTGACGGTTTGATTGTCACCTGAATCTGTATAAACTTTATTGTCACGATAAAATGTATCACCGTAAAAATTGAAATAGAATTGTGTAAGATCAAAACCAGTATATAATGTTACACCTGCCTGCAATACAGGGCTTGTAGTGTAAACAGTAAATTCTTCGGTGTAACCATCAACAGGATCATAAGTTCTATAACCACTCCATTCATAAACGTTTACAGCTCCCTTTTTGCCTTTGAAATTGCTTTTGCGGGACTTGCTAAATTTAGAATATTTTTCGCTTGCTGCCATATCAATTGATTTGCCAAACTGTTAAAATGATGGATGGAATTGCTGGTTTGTCTGGACTTGTGGATGATAGTTCAGCAAGCAATGATGTTGTAGTAGAGTTAGTCCATGCAATTTGCACGTAATCATCTCTATTTAAATCTAGCATGTAGTTCAAAGTAATGACAGCTGCTTCACCAGAACCTTTGAGAGTGTATTTGGTGTTGGAGTTGGGTATATTTACTCCATTGAGCATTGGCCAAATCCACAAGTCTACTGCACTTGCATTTGATTCTACAACTTGTGCTGAAAACTGAACATTGTAAACACCATCTTTTGCAATGGTAATTTTAGTATCATCAACAATGCTGATGTTTTTAGCAAGGTCTACAGTATTGATCTTCCAGATGAATCTTTCTCCGGCAGCTGAAACTGTTTGAGTGGTTGTATCATAAGCTGCAAGGTATGCAGGACTACGCCAACCAGCATATTTGGTGGCAATTGGCATAGTCTGTTATGGGCTTTTGTGTTCTAGTTCTACTTCACCATATGCGGTGACTGGTGTATTGCTGGTGTCAAATCTGCGGAATTGCAATTGGTTAGAATTGCTGAGACCGCGGAATGACCAGGCAAATGTATCTGGAAGAACAAATGTAGCATCTGTGTCACCCTGACGACGAAATACCAAGTCTGTGCCGGAGTCATTGAGAACGTGCACAACTGTTGCAGGGCTGACATTTGCTGCACTCATCCATGTGGTACCAGTAGAATTTGTTTCTAGTTTAATGAATTTGGCTGAGGTCATATAGTCTATGTATTTATTGTTTTTGTTATTGCTCTGGTTCTTCCATGATGTCTGTTACGTTTTCATCAATGAAGTCCACAAGTGATTTTCCGGCTTTAGCAAGAGTTGTTGCACCAGCCATGAAATTGTTGTTGAGAACAGCACTCAAAGCTTTGCCAGCATTAATAATTCTGTCTGCTGACTCATCAGGTGTCAATTCTTTGTCTTGATCAAGCAAGTCTGTTACACGCATCATTTGATTTGCAGTTTGTGCAAACATGTTGTCTCTTGGGAATGAAGGAAGCTTCTTAATTTCACCATCTTCATCCCAATCAGAAGTTTCAATGAGAAAGTTGAGTGTTTTGGATGCAACTGTTTCTGCTGCAGCACCAATCATGAACAATCCCGCCAGAGGACCCACCATGATGCTCTTGGCAAGTTCAGCTGGATTCCAGATGTCTTCATCTTCTTCTTCATCATTGAGCAAGTCTGTGATGCCTGCTCTGATGAAGAATGAAAGACCACCAATGATGAAATGGTTGACTGCAGCAATTCTCAAGAATTCACTCCAACCCAATCCATTTGCACCTTTCTTGAATGCTGTAATTTCAAGACCCACTGCTTTACGAGCTTCACTCATAAACATGCCCAGCATTCTCATGACAACGTTGCTGTTCATTTCCACAGTAGATTTGCCAGCAACAGTGTTGGGTTGGAATGTAGACTGAATGGTTCTTTTCATGCCTTGTTCAGCTGCAATTGCTGCATCTGCATCACTCATTTTAGCTTCTTTAGCCATTTTGTAATGTGCATCATAAGCAACAGCTGCTGCAATGGATCCCATGAAACCATCAGCCATTGAGATTGGACGCAAACCAAAGTCACCTGCAGCAGAAATTGCACCAGGCTTGTCTACAGATGGATCAGTCTTGGAGATGGCCAGCAAGTTGTTGGCACCACCTTTGATTCTCTGCTGAATGATTGCCATTTGTCTGATTTGTTTTGGACTCATTTTGAGACCAGCACCCATTTGACCAGCAGTCATCAAGCTAGCTACACCTTTGACGTATGACATCATCATCTTGTTTGCAGGAATGCTTGCATCCAATGCAGTATTAAAGAATGACGTCATGTTGAGCAAGATGGTTGTTGGATTCAATGCAAGAGCACCTTTGGCAAATGCACCCATGAAACCTCTCATGTATCTGCGCCATGTTCTGTTCATTTCTGTGGAACGAACACCATTGGTTTCCAAACCATTGAGTAATTTGTACAATTGATTGTAGAAGTCATTGCCAAATGCATTGGTAATTTTATCAGCAATGACCTTGTCCAACAATACAGCTTTGGCTTTGGATACTGGAGCTTTGACATTGCGCTGGAATGTGCTCAAGTACATGTGTGAATTGTACATGCTCAGCAAGTTGATGGCTTGTTCATTCAAGTCCAACTCAATTTGTTCATCTTGACCCAACACTTGAGACATGTCTTGATTGGTGATGCCACCTTGGAAGTTAACATCAAATGCATCCACAAGAGCACTTGGAGTAGATTTGCGTTGAACTGGGAAGAATACATCTGGTGGAACAACAGTACCAATGCCAAAAGTCTTGAGACTCATGTCACTAGCCTTTTTGTGTTCCTTGATGATGTTCTTTCTGAGCTCAATGCGCAGTGCATTTGCTTCTTTAGAAATTTTGCTTCTGATGTCAGCAAGTACTTGAGCTGTAAATCCATTTGCAACCAATTGTGCATCATACATTCTTGACTCTTGCAAGTTCAAAATATAAGCAGCATAAGATTGTGACAATGAATATTCTCTACCATTGATGGTGACAAAAAATGCTTTGCCAGGTGCAACGGTTCTATCCATCAAGTCGTACAACACTCTGTTGACTTTCATTGCACTTGGCTTTTTAAGACCAAAAATACGAGCAATGGTATTGCGCATTGCATCTTCATTTGTTTCATTGTCAATGAGTACTTGAGTATATGAATTGCGAACATCATCCACAATCTTCTGCATTTCAGGTGTAATTGCTTTGCCAATGAGCTTTTGCTTTTGAGTCAATTCATATTGAGCAGCTTCTTTTGTTGATTCATCAGCATTTGGATCATTGATTGTATTCTGCAATGCTTCAATTTGTTTGTAGACTGTTGCAGTAGCATTAGCATTGTTAGGAAATACCAATTCAACAAGAGATGCAAATGTAAGATGAGAATCAGAAAATGACCCCATCATATCCACAAGAGGTTGCAAGATTTTCTTAGCACCTTTGAGAATTGGATTCATTGGCGCGTTCATCTTGTTAAACATTGATTGCTCACGTTTGCTCAATGAATTACTGGTTCGAGCTTCTTCTCTAATGTATGATATAGAATTTTGTAAACTACGGAGAAACTCATTGCTCTTAGCCATTGGTGCATTGATAATATCAATCAATTGATTGGTCATCATTTGCAATTGATCGCTTGTCATATTGCGCCAGTTAGCAACAGTTTTAATGATGTTGTAACGCAGCAAGTTGTCTGCATATTCTTCAATGTCTTTAGCAACTGGAATACCATCTGCAGTATACAATTTGTCAAACAAAGCAGCAGCTTGTTCAGGAGCATTGTCCATTTCAAGTGCTTGTGCTAGATAGTCAGCAAATTTAGCACCTTGTGGATTTGTAGCTCTAACATTATCAGCAAACTGTGAGAATGCAGCAGACATGCCACGCATTCTATCCATTTCAGCTAGCTTAAAGTATTCATCTACTTTTTCAAGAGCTTTGCTAATGTATTCCAACTTCTCAACATCTGTCAAGTTAGCAACATCAGCATATGTTCCATCAACAACTGCTGCTGCATTTGCAAGAGCATTGAGAGATACATCACCATTGAACAATGCTTTTCTGAGAGAATTTCTCATTCTCACGCTGTTTCGTATCTCAGCACGTTGAGTAGCAGCTGCATCAAATGATGCTGCATCAATTGGTGCGATGATTTCTGCAAGAGTTGCTTCAACATCTGCCTCTTCTGCTGCTGCACCTGTTCTTTGTTCACCACGCTGTTTAGCCTGCTGAGCTGCAACTTGTGCAAGAGCAACTGTATCACGAATTTTATTAGCAACATGTTCAACATCAGCATTGGGAGCAGATGTCATGTTTTGTTGTGTTACAGAAGCAAGCATCTCTGCATCAGCTGCTGCACCAGCTTGTGTTACGCGTGCTTGAGCAATGAGTCCACTTACTTGCTTTTGCAGTTGAGCTACAAGATCTTCAGTAATAATGCTAAGTTGTTCTTGTCCTTTAGCAGTAAACATTCTGTTGATTCTAAAAGCTACAGAAGACATTGCTTGTCTACCCAACACAGTTTCATTTACAAAGTCCAAGAACTTAACAACACTATCATACAACTTTTCAATGAGTGTTTTATCTTGAGTAGCATTGTAAATTTCTTGCCATGTTTTTGCATCTGTGAATAAATTGCCAATTACATCATTAATAATTTCAGATTCTATTCTCTCATCAGCATCTGGTGAAATGATGGTTTGTGTTCTATCAAATGCAATGCCATCATTAATGGCTTTGATGTATGCATCTTTGTTACCTTCAAAATATGAATTATGTAATTTAGCTGCAGCATTAATCCATAATTGTCTTGCAGCATTAGTTTTATCCAGCATGCTTCTGATTGAATCAGTAATTTGCTTGTAGAGTGGTGCATTGTTTTTCTGAATAAAATGCCCAAATTCATGACCCACCACAACAGCTAAACTTACTCCTGTGGAACGAGCATCTAGAATAATTATATTAGCACCAGGTCTAAAAGCTCCATTATATGGTGAAACAACAGTATTAGCAGGCAAGACATTACCTTGACTATCCAAAGTATTAGAAAATACAATTTTTACACCAAAGTAATTGCTGAATTTTGCAATGAAATCATTAACAGCATTTACATTATCAATTTCTTGCTGTGTAGCATCTGTTGTAGGCTGTAATTCACCAAATACAACGTTAAAATCACCACGTGATCCTAGGTATCGTATATTTGCATTTCTAAATTCATTTGTATATCTTTGCAATGCACCTTGTATATTCGGTGGTAGCAGATCTACATCAATTTGCTTAATTGTAGATTTAATTCTTGCAGCTGGAATAGAAATACCTGGTCTTTTTGCTTGAGGAATTTGCATGCCTGTAACAATGCCAGCAAGATTTCTTTTGCCATCAATTTCATCTGCACCCAATGCATTGCGAGTAGATTCAGGCAAGTTGCGGTAAATGCCATTAACATACTCTTCTACGATCTTGTTTGAGTTCTTTTTGCCAGAGAACAAATCTTTTACAGCTTGTTGGAATACTCTGTTTTGTTGAACTTTGTCACCAAATGCAGCATTGTTTGCACGAACTGCATTAGCACTTGCACCTTTGAGACGAGCAACTGAAGTATTTTGTTGTTCAGCTTCTTCCAAAGAATTGGGCATCATGATGCTGTTTGCTGTTTTAGCAACATCTGCAGTACCATTGTTGATGATCAATTGTTTGCCTTTGACTGCATCATCAATGCGTGAGTTAATGAAAGTTGTAACTTCATTGCGATTGTTGAGAGTTACTTTTTGACCTGCTGGTGTTGTTGCTGTATATGTACCATCAGCATTCAAATCAAATTGTGGAATTGCACCAGCTTGAATTGCTTCATTGAGTGCAGCTGCAGAATCTACTGCCAACATTTGCTGCATAGACTTTTCAGCTACTCTTTGAGCACGCAATTCAGCATCAAAACGCTGAGTAGCTTGTGGAAGCAAATTTCTGATTGCGTCAACATCTTTTTGTTCTGCAAGACGAGTCAATTCAAGACGATCTGATTCAATGATGCCATAATCCATCATGGTTTCAACATCAGATGCAATGCTAAGAATATTTTTGTCTGAAACATACTTGCTTACAGATGAAATGCCTGCACCTGCAACAGTCAATGGAATCATGCCAATGGCTACATCCAAACGAGTATCTTTCCATTGATCTAATTTTTCACTCCAATTGACTTCTGGAACAGCATCAGTGAGCATGCTCATTACTTGTTGAGTTGCATCAACAGATATATCTTGTGCACCTTCAATGACTTGTTCAAGACCATATGTAGTTGCAGCCAATCCAAGACCTTTGAGTACTTTGGAGCTAGTAGAACCACCAGTTTTGGTAAGAGCACCATAAAACTTAGGAAATTTCTTGAATAGACCAATGCTGACTTTGTCTAATGCTGCTTCAAATGCACCAGATGTTGCAGCAAGTAAATCAGCTGCACCTGGATCCATGTCTGGATTTTCACGCATGATTTCAGTATAATTCATGCCTCTGTACATGTTGGCAGCTACAAATGGTCCACTTGGACCCATCATGCTAACACCAAGCAAACCAGCAGATGAACCAAGTGTAGATGCCATGAGACCTTTCCAGTTGTCTCTGATTGGATCAAGTGATTGACCAATTGCAGTAATTTCTCTTTTGACTTGAACATTTTTGCGACTGTCTTTGAGAACTTTCTTGATGTAAAGATCTTCATCAGCTGATAATTCTCTTTCTACACCACCAGCAATGGATGGAGCAAAACCAGGACCTTCAGGTCTAGTACTTGCAGCATAATCTTTTAATCCTTGTGTAAATTGCTCAGCTACATATTTTTCAGCATCAGCAATGGATGCAATTGTTGGAATGGTGGTTGTAACTTTGCCGCGTGTAGGAATTTTCTTGTAAATGCCTTCTTCAACAGCTTCACCCAAGCCAACAGCACCACTAGTAAAAATTCTACCAAATGAGTCAGCAAATTCATTGAACACATTGTTGCGTGTCTTTGCATCTGCTACACCCAACTTTGCTGATTCTTTATGCAATGATGTCAACACAAGAGATCTGTGTGAATCTGGCATGTCATTGATGATTTTTGCAAAGTTGTCAATGATAGCTTGATCCTGTTCAGTTGATTCACCAGTCATTTTGCGTGACATGGCAGCAGTAAAATTATTCATATCAGGCTTATACACCTTGATAATATTAGACATCTTGTTGTATGCTTCAGTAAACTTGTTGATGTCAAATGATGCATCATTTTGTGTCTTGAGACGCTCAATGGTTGCTTCACTTGATTCATCTTCAGCAATGGATGCAATTGCAAACTTGAAGTTGTCTTCAATGACTTTTTCTTCTGCTCTCTGTTTATCAAAGATTTGTTTGATTTGACCAAATGTTTCCAAGTCACTTGCAGGTGGTTCAATGCCTGCAAATTCTTTGTTATAAAAATCATTGCGATACAAAGGATACTCTTGAGGAGTAATATCCTTGCCATATCTCATCTTGAAATACTGCAAATTAGCATATTGAGCTCTGCTTTCATCATCTGTGTACAAGCTTTTAACATTGTTGGGAATCTCAACATCAATTGCATTGCCTCCGTACATGCTATCCATTGTATCACGAGCCTTTTCTTGCTCGCTCATGACTTGCATATCCAGTTTAGGTGTCAGTGTAAGACCCAATTCTTTTTGCTGCTTTTCATACTGCAAAACATATGGTTCTATTTCTTTTTTGTCTGTTTCTGGAATGGTAGCATCGTTGATGTAATCAATGAACTGCAGAAATTCATCTTCTCTGATTAATGGCATATAATGTATTTATACAAACGCTTACTGATTTTGACGTTGTTTCAAAGCTTCTAGTGTAGACATCACATTTTTCTTTTTCATTTGTGGATCTACAATGGGAGCAGCACCAGAAGTACCAGCAGCAGGAGCAGTTGGCATTATACCAGCTTTGCTTTCTTGCATTGGAACTTGATACTCACGAGCAATTTGTATCATACGCTTGACAGCTTTATCACGAGTGTCAATGACGCCAAGACCAGGCACAGGAATTTTACTACGAACTTCAACTTCCAATTGATTACGAATTGCTGCTTGCTTTTCAGCAACTTGCAAACGAAGATTTGCATCTTCTTCTTCAACATCAACAGTTTGTTTTTGAGTTTCAATTTTGCCTGTAACAGGATTCTTGATTTTGGTTTCTTGAACTTTGACAACTGGAAGATTAGCAGGACCTTTGACATCAGCAGCCAACCAATCCCATCCAAAGAAGCCATACTTTTTCTCTGTAACAGCATTTTCTACTGGTACAGTTTTGGTTGTTGTGTATTTGCCAAGTGCATAATCTTTGTATGCAAGTTTATTGAGCTGACTGATAGCATCACTTGTAATGCTGGTTGTAGCACGTGCTGCAGCATTGTCAGTGATATCATTCAAATGACTCTTGAGACGCTGCTCAAAGTCACCTGTAAAATTAGCACTGATTGCAGCACCCAATTGAGCTGATTTTAAGCGAGATGCATCCTTTTCAGGATCATATGCATTAATTGCAGCATACAATCTTTCATAATTGGATGTGTCATTAATGTTGGTTTTGTCTTTTTGATTTTTGTGATATGCACCAATTGCATCAACTAACACAGGATCAGAGCGAAGAATTCTGTAATCTTCCTTTTTAAGCTCTTCATCAAAGTTAAAGTCAGGCTTTTCAATGCTGGTATCAATGACATCTTTGAGTCTACCAAACTGTCTACTGCCATTTGCAGCAATGTTTTGTTGTGCTTTGAATACAGCAGCATCACGAACTGATGGTGAAGCCCAAGTTAAATCAATGCCATTTGGAAGCACTTGTTCGCCTTCTTTAGCAGTCAAGCGTGTACGACCTCTTTTTGCATAAAATGTTTCACCACCAACATCCACAACAGAATCCACAACAGAATCATAACCACCCTGTTTAACTGATGCAGCTACATCTGCAGATGCATTATCTGTTGCTCCTTTGGTTAAATTGGATCCAGCCAACACTTGCATTGCAATGTCGCTGTATTGTACACGTTTGGTTGGATTGTTTTTTAAGCTGGCACGTGCAACACCAATTGCACCAGAATTGTATGGTTCATAGTAGTGTTTGCCAGATGAATCAGCTTCATCCATGATTTGTTTGATGCTTTTACCAGTAACAGCAGCTCTGTTGACAATGGTTTCCATGAATGCAATTTGTGCTTCACGGCTTTGACCACCTACTTCTGCTTCAGTCAATTCAAACAATTGTTGTGAGATCATTGGATCTTGAAGATCTTGACCATATTTGGAGCGAATTTGACCCAAGCTAGCTGATGTACCCATGGGAGTATTTGCAGCTTCAATGACTTTGTCAGGCTGCATTTCAATATTCTTTTCAAGATCTTTAACTCTTTGACCCAATTTAGCTTTGTATTCAATTTGATTGATCTGAAATTTAACTTCTTCTGATTTAACCCAACCTTTTGCACCAGCTTCTTTCCACTTTTGTTGTGCTTCATTAAAGTACTGCGGATCATTCAACGCTAAACCTGTATCCACAAGATCTTTGGTATCAACATTGAGTTTTTGTATCTCTACATTGGTCATGAGGTTATCACGATCCATTTTAAATCCTTGCTGTTGTTCAGGAGAAAAAACATTGGTTCGTTGTATTGTATCAAGTGCAGCATTATACTGCGTAAAATCACCAGTTTGTTGAGCTTGTTCACGAAGACTACCCAATGTGCTGGTAAAGTTTTGACCTCTCTGCTGCAAAGATGATCCCCATGCAGTAGTTATTGCTTTGTCACTATAATTGGCAAGACGAGCATTGACACGCAATCTGGTTTCTGCAGACATGGGTACATTGGCCCAATAATCAATGGCGCGTGCTGCATCATCACGAGCACGTTGTTCCCATCTGTTGGTACCATCTTTTTCAATTTGATCATTACCAGAATTTTCTTGAAACCATTTTTGTCTTTCAAGTGCATCTTCAGAAAGATATTTGTCAAGATCTATTTCTGTAGTTGCATCATCTAGATCTTGTTTCTGTTTCATGAGCTTGACACTCAAGTTGCTAGCTACACCTGCTATTTTGCTCAATCCTTGAGCTACGCCTGAATCAGCCAGGCGAAATTGTGCAGGCTGCAAATATTGATTGCCTGATCTAAGTTGTTCTGGTTCTTTGTATAATGCGATGCGAGCCATAAAGTTTTGTATATTTAAGCTATTACTTGCTTGAAGTCATTGCTGGAGCTGCAGGAGCGCCACCTGGTGCACCACTTGGTGTTTGTGCTGAACCTGGTGTTTTAGATCCTTTGGATGACATCATAGCAGCACTACCAACTGATCCAGCAACATCACTAACGGTATTCAATATAATGCCAGTCTTTTGACCTCTCAATTGACCTGCTTGTTGTCTACCCATTTCAAGAGCAGTTTGACCTTTGTATGCAAGTTCACGCTGAGCAAGTGAGCTATAATAATTCATGTCAGCAAGTTCCAATTGCTGTTTATTCCATGTATCAGCTTCAATTTCTAGAGTAGTACCTGTACCAGTCATAAAGCCAGTATCAGCAATTTGTGAAAGTTGTGCTGAACGTGCACGTTTCTGAGCCAACATGGTTCTGCGTCTGTTGGCTTCTGTTTCAGCCTGTTGACGATCAGCTTCCATTTTGAGTGCATCAGCTTCAGCTTCTGCATTGTATTCTGCTTGCTTAGCTTGTTCTTCAGCTTGTTGATATTGAACTACACCAGATGCAGTAGAAGCAATAACAGAAACAGCTAATGCGGTATATGCAATGGTAACAGGGTCATTGCAAGGTGGTGTTGTTGCAGTGTATCTTTGAGGCAAGTTAGCATTGTGCATCAAATATTCGCAATGTTCTGAATATTTTCTCTTCATGTTTAGTATTTATTCATTGTTGAGTACATAAAAACAAGATGCATAATCGTGATCACTAATTATCCAATCTTTACGCTGCTTCATTTTAAATGCCTCAACAATATCCTTTCTGAGATTGCATTGAATTGCTACAATGGGAGTGTTGCTCATTTTGGCGTAATTTTGAATGAATGTTGTAGCACATCTGAACAAGCTCTTGAGTGCACGTGTAAATTTCATGCCTGCATTGGGATTTGAAAACAATGTCGCAATTTGTGCTACAGGTGTACCATAGATAAAATACACAAACAATGCTGCAACGTCTTCACCATCAAGTGAGTAAATGAATCCATTTGGAGGCATAAGATCAGCATTGAAGTTCATTTGTCTGTGCTGAGCCCATGCCTGCAATGTTGCTGCATCTTGTTCTCTTTTGTAAGCTCTTACTTCACCCATGTTAGTTGCCTTGAACCTCCATCTTCCACACCATGCCCAGCAAGTTGAATGGAGCTGCATCATAGTGTACTACTGCAAACAATGGATTCTCAGTCCAATTGCTGTTGATGGATGTATCAGCAGTTGATCCACTGTAAGTTTGCAACCAAGGTCTAGCTGACAATGTGGCTGTACCATTGTATGATACATTTGTGTTTGCATAATACATTATGCTTTGATCATCAGGTGTGATGTTGAAGTTGAAGTCTTGATAGCTAATGTTGTTAGCAGGTGTATCATAAGTTGGCAACAATTCCAAACCACGACCACCTGACAATGTAGATCTAAAGCTGTCAAGTGAAACATACTTGCCTCCAACTGTTCTCCATGGCTTGAATTCAACACGATTGATTCTGTGCTTTCTTCCCATGGATGTACCATTATCAAGTTTGATGTCAAAGCGTGTTGGAATGTAGAGTGAATACACAGGCAAACCGACGACAGCTTGTGGCAAGTCTTGTGCACCATCTTGATTCATATTATCATCAAAAGGCAGCGTAAATTTGTATGGATATTCAGCAAACAAACCTGATATTGAGCCTGAAAAATACACAGGACCAGCACTTACATTTTGACCAGTTGTATACACTGCATAAACATTGCGTTTATAAAAGCCTAAATTGGTTTTATAGCCAGAATTAATATTAACATCAGTTAAATTTGTAAAGCAGTAAGCTGTAACTCTTTGACCAATTGATGGACCAGAGGGTATTACACCTTCTAATCTTGTAAATGACTGGCAATACCCATCAAGATATCCATAGCGCAATGCACCAATGTTATCATATTCACCATAAGTTAAATTGGTTGAACCATAACCTGAGTTGGCACCGTAAATGTAATTTAGTACAAATTGATCAAATCTCTCAAGGTTGTAATATTGTAATCCATCTCCATCGGTACGATTAACAACAAACCATATTTCATCAGCAGATTTGTTTTGACCAGGAATTGTAGTTACACTAATGAACTTATCAGTTGATGCATTGAGACCAGCAAATGCTGAAAGTCTTCTACCACCAGTTGTATGACGGTGCCAAGCTGTTACATTTTGAGCACGATCATAAGAGAAACCAAGCAATTCACCAGATTTGTTGATGCTCCACAAAACAGGATCTGGATTTTTCATCATTGCACATTGTACAAAACCAGAACCATTGATGTGATCTGCCAATAAAGACATGTCAGGAGCAACAAAAGAATCAGTTTGAAAGTTGTAAGCAAACTCACGCAATCTCTTGTTACCATTTTGGAAGTACAACAATGAATCAGTTGTAACAACACCTGGAATATCACAACCACCATTGTAAAGACGAACACGACCTCTGATGGTAGTAGGATTGATGCTGGCATCACTGTCGCCTGCATCAATGGTGTAAACTTCACCATCTGTAGCTACAACCAATTGTCTGTTGAATGATTTCATCCAACGAATTCTGCTGCTTACTTTGGCTTGCAATGTCAAGTCAAGTGCATCAGAAACATTGGTACCCAAAAGAAAATTGTAAAATTCATCTTTTTGTGAACCCCAAACTCTTGTTGGCTGTGTTGCAACACCACCAAACCACAATCTAGATTCATGCAATGCTACAGAACTTGGATAACCTGTTGATGCAGAAAACGCAGGACGCTTGTAATAGCTTGTAGAAACACCAACAGCTTTGTCTGGTAATGCTTGGTTATTGTTGAATGTAGGATAACCTTTTACAGTATTTGCATCAACATATTCACTGATTAAAAATGGAACAGTGAGGATGGCATTTGCTGGTTCAAGTACTAATGTACGTGCACCTTCAGTAGCAGCTGCAGTACCATAGCGTTGACCACTCAATCTATACCATGCACCTTTGGTTGGTGCTTCATAAGTATATGAAATGTTGTTGTCTTTTGAGCTTTCAACAGTGAACAATTGAATTGCATTCCATGTAACACCATCCAAGGACTCTTCAAGATAATATGTTCCAATGGGAGCTGCACCTATGTCCCAGCGAGATGATACCAGCATTTGACCTTGCAAAAAGATTTCTTCAGATGGTTCTAATGTAGCTGTTGCGCTAGTTAGTCTCAAACGCAATCTGCTGTAATAGTTGTCTACTGGTACGCGAATCTGCCAAGTTTCACCAACACTGCCTGTTGTAAAAATGTCTTGTTCAGATACAAGTTTGTAACGCAAATCTGACAAATCAGTTGAGCTTCCAGCTAATGACCAATAGTTTTTCCATTTTTTACCTTTTGTAGGAGTATTGACACCCACTGTATCAAATATGTCTGCACTATAAAAAGCATCATCACTAGTATGTCCTAATCTGCATTTGTATAGTCTTTTATTGTACCATACAACTTGACCAATTTTATACGCTACATCTGCTGCCCATTTATTGTATTTGGTAGAGTTTGTACCTCTGTTCCAATAATTGTTCCAGCTGCCAGTGGTAGAACCTGGTTTGCCTGTACTTGCAGCAGCGCCAGATGTAGATGTGTGAGCTGTATTGCATGTAAACAAACCAACTGCACTAATTGCAGAGAGAGTTGAGTATGTACCACTTGTAACACCAACGCGATCACCAATTGAATATGAAATATTTGGTGCCCATTCAGGAGAATCATATTGAATCTGAACAACATTGGTACTAATATCTACATCCAATGCAGGTGCAAAATCAAATACAATGGGTTCAAATGACCAGAAATCAGCATACAAACGTTTAAGAACTCTGGGTCTATGATTTTTATGAGTAATGAAAGCTACATCATTGACTGATTCAATCTGCAATTCAAATATTTCATCATTAGTATATGGTGTATCAAATACTATTTGATCAAAGTTTGGCAATTGCTGCCAGTTGGCAGAAAGTTTATCCATTTCTGACTCAATGAAACCAGTAGTAAAAGCAGGTGAACCATAGCTAACTAACAATGCTGAAGGAGCATAATTTGTCGTAACAATGCATTTATATCAAAGATAATCTCCACTAGTGTCAACAAAGCGAATGATGTCATTTGGCTTGTAATAATATGGTGTCCAGTAATCGGTCCAATTGGCTGCACTCAAAGGTTGATCTGTTCCATTTGTTGCAGTGATTGTTACATTGGCTGTAAACAACTGATTTTGATAATAGGTGCCGGTAGGATTAAATGCAGTATTATAATAATCACCAGGTACCCAACCACTCAATGAAGAACCATTGTTGGTAAACAATCCAAGATCTTGAAAGCTACTAAATGAACCATCAGCTCTGTATTCAGTCCATCTACCTGTTTCTGTTTCTGTATTGTTATATACAACATGAATGCGCAGTTTTTGTTCTGTAAATTCTAAAATGTATGCACTATCTTGATTGCGTGTAAAACCTTCAATGCGTGCTGTTGCATTGCCTAAAGTTTGTCTCACATATTGGGTACCAGGACGTTTGTAAATGCCACCATATGGCTTCACAATGAAGTTTTCCAATACACGAGCACCTGAGTTGTATTTCTCATTGTCTACACGCAAATCCATTTGAGGAGACATTTCTCCTCCATTGATTGAATTGAACAAATAATGTAAGTCAGCCATAAAAATTAATTAATACCAGTCAGATTGTCTTGCAATGATGATTTCAGATTCAATGTCACGATCGTAAATTTTTTCACGCAACTCTTTGCTGTCTCTGATTTTGCATTGAGGCAGCATAATTTTCTCATACATGTCTCTGTATTTCATTGCATCTCCTGCAGGACCATTGATGGCTTGTGCAATGTAAGATGCTAGCAAGAAAGAGAATGCATTGACACAATCTTGTGGCCAAGTAGTTGGTTCCATTTGTTTCACATACTTGAGAACAGGATACTGAACGTTTGACAAAATGTATGAACTCTCTACTGCAAACTTCTCTTCCACATAATCTGCATAGATTACACGAATGCAATCAGCTGGCAATGGAGCTTGATAATCATATTCTGCAAGTGGTGCAGATGAAAGAGCAGAAAGTGTTGTTCTGGTTGTAGCAAAGTTCCAAGGATGTGTACGAAGAAATTCATCACGTGCAGCATCATACCACCCGCGGATGACAATTGCTTCTTGTGTATCATCTGTGTCTACGTTGGTCAAGGCTCTGCCACCCATATGATACACAGCTAGGTTTGCGATTTGTGTTTTGGTTAACGCCATATGATGTATTTATGCTCTCTGAGCCTATAAAACAAAAGAGCCCTTGCTTATTAGGCAAAGGCTCCTTTTTAGTTGTATGTTATGTTAGGAATTTGTTGCAGGAGGCAATCCGTCAAGACCAGTTACAGCTCTAACAATGGATGTTTGAAGTGAAGTATCAGCACTTAGCGCAATGATGTTAGCAAAGCGTTGCAAGTACTTGATGGCACTCAATCCTTGGTTAGCAGTAGTGTCACCATCTGGAAAAGCAGAAGCAAATTCAACAGAGTAAACTGCAGAGTAATTGCCGGCACCTGGTTCAGCTTGTCCAAAAAGAATTTCGTTGGTATATTGTGGCATAATAGTATTTAATCTATTGGTTTGATGTTGAGTTAAAAAAAGAGCCCAACTGAGGTTTTAATTCAGTTGGGCCCAAGTTAATTTGTTTCTACATCACTTGAGCTTATACAGCACAAGTAATTTCAACAACCTTCTCGTTCTCTGTTCTGACAGCACCCAAGTCCATCACAGAACGAACTGTGAGAGCGTGGCGAAGGTCAGGACGGATGTCCATGTAAGTTGCACGCTTGCCAACAGAAAGCTTGATACCAGTCTTGTGGAAGGCATAAGGAGTGTTGGTTACGAGAGTTGTGTGGATGAACTTGAAGCCCATGAAGGTGTCAATCTCGGCATTCACCAATGCGCGAACTGTGTTGTAATCGGCATCACCGATTTCACCAGCGCGAAGCAAGTCACGCTTCTGAGCAGGACCAATCACCATGTAGCGCTCGTCCATAGGAACGTTGCTAGTATCGAGAATGTAACCTGCTTGACGAAGCTTACCAATGGTAAGACCGCTGTTGACTGCAGTGCCGCTTTCAACGTAGTTGATAGCAACTTTTTGACCACTTGGAAGTGCATCAGAAGTTGTACCATCTTCGCCAATGTAGCGAGTACCACCAAGCGCAGCAATGACAATGGTGTCAATGGTACGATTGAAGGAAGCAGCAAAGGTTTGTACGGCTTCAGAAGTTGGAAGTGCAATCTGAGACAAGAAGAACTCATCGTTCTCGTCAAATGTTTCAGTCACTTCATATGGGTTCTGAGTGAGCCAATACTTGCTACCGCTGAGTTCGTTGGTAGGAGTGGTTTGGAGACGGCTAGAAATAGCCACGGCTTCTCTACTGTTGTAGAGGTTGAATGCTTTCTTCTTGCCGATGAAATCAGCACGAGAGACAGCACCCTGAAGGCGAGAATCCAACTGTTGCAGAGCAAGATCCATGCTTGTCTGATACTGAATTGGATAGAATTTGTCGATGGTAAGGTTACCTGGCATAATATTTGTTTTGTTTGTTTTTCTTTGCGGTGTAGAAATCTGTCTACGGCAGTTTGCACTGTTTGGCGTGCCGCCTTTGAGTTGTTTGTATCGTCATTAATACAGAGTTCCCGAAAGTCGGCTCCTTCTTAAAGTGCAATTGAGTTCCCACGCAAAGTGGCTCTATGCTATAAACTATTTATATTCAGTAAAATTTTTGATTGTTTCAAAAATACAAAAAAAGGGGCACCACATTGCTGCAGTGCCCCTAGTATGGCAATCAATCTCCAATATTACTTATGCAGAAGCATTCATAGCTGCAAAGATATTCTTCAACTTTTCAGCAGCTGCCATTTGTTTATCAGTACCATTTTTACCCATGTAATCACCTGATTTGAGAACTGAGTCATACATTTCTTGGTATGTTTGAGCAGTGGATGTAACACCAGAAATTTTGGTCTTGTCTTCACCCAACAATGCATCTACACGTGTAAGTGCTTTGATGATGGCTGGATTGTTACCAATGCTGGCATCATTTGGATCCAGACCCACAGCAAGTGCAGCACGTTGAGCTCTCTGCAAATTAGAGTTGAGGTCATTGCCCCATTCCTTTTTGAGTGCTCCCATGGTATCTTCAAACTGTTTAGCTTGCATTTGTTCTGCACGTACCATGACGTCTTTCATAGAATCATTGTAAACGTCCACAAGTTCATGCAATGCTTTGGTTGGAATACCATATTTGGATGCTACTTGTGTAGCTCTATCTGCTACAGCACCATTCCACTGATCTTCTGCAACATCATCTGGACGTTTCAGGCCATAATCTTCTGGTTTGAAGTTGGCTCCAATGGCTTGTTTGTATGCACTCCAATCTTCTTCTGTAGCTTCTGCATCAGGCATCTTGATGGGAACACTTTTCTTGGAGAATTCCTTTTCAAGGTTTGCATAACTGTGCATGAGCTCAATGGGAGACTTGAACTTGGCAAGTGTCTTGGAGTAATCTGTCAACTGTTCAGGCAATCTGCCTGTCCATCCATCGACAAACTTTCCATCTTGGCCAAGCAATTCCTGAAAATTTGTTGCAGGAGTCGCATTAACTGGTGCTGTTTGTGTTACTTGCGTTTGAGTTTCAGTAGCAGCAGTAGCAAGTACACTGTTGTTCTGAGTTGTTGTTACGTTATCGGCTGTGCCGGCGTTGTTTTCCATAGATTAATATTTAGTCTTTTGTGTCCACTTTTTTATGGGTGTACAAAATATTTGTGTAATTCTTTTGAAATCCTGAATCGTCTGGTGATATACTTTTGATTGAACTCTTGTTTGGAGTGGTTTTCACCATACCATTCAATGTATTCTGGAGTTAAATCACCCAGTCGTGGATGCATTGCAGGTGGTTCAATGGGACCTGTGAGTGTTTCGTCAATGTTGTCTGTTTTCTTTTTAGCCATAAAATTATGCGTTCATCATATGATCCAAAATGGGATCTGTTGGTTGTTTCTTTGCTCTCTTTTTGCGTGGTTTGTTTTTATCCACAATCAATTTGAGCACATAACGAGTTACATTCTTCTCACCTTCACGTTTGGCTGCAGTTGTTGCATTGTTGCCTTCACGATCTAAAAAGGAGGGAGATAATGGAGGAGCTTTCTCAAACCAATCGCGCAACAGAAGCACAAAGTCTTCATTTTCAACCAAACGGTATGCAGCTTCTTCCAATCGTGAGCGTTCTTTTTCATCTAGGGGTACAAAAAAATGGCTTATGTCCATATTTGTATTTATGTGGACACAAGCCTTTTTTGTTGTGATAATGTAAATTTACATTGCGCCTTCAACCATCTTGGCTAGATTCTCAGGTCCAGCAGCTTTGGCAGCTTCCATGGCCATTTGCATTTGCTGTTGTTGTGCAGCAGCTTGTGCACGTGCTTGACGTTCTTGAGCCACAAGTTCATCATCTTTGATGTATTGAGGAGGAACACCTGCATTGAGAGAAGTATCTTTGGCCCATGCATCAAAGTCCCACAAGTCAAGCACACCTGGATTCATTTGTGCTACTTGTGCCAAACGCTGCAACTGACGATCAGAATTAGCGTTCTTCATTTGACGAATGGCCAAAGCAAGTTTGCCTGACATGGTTACAACTGGATTAGGTACTTCAGCATAACCACCTTCTACTACTGTGATGGCTTCTTCTGGAGGAACTGGCAACATGCCTGCTGAACCCCACATGGTGAACAATCTTTGCAGCATTGGCTCAATGACTTCACTGCAGTCTTTGTCAAATGCAGGTGAGATGGCATCAAGCTTCTCATTCACAAGCTCAATGACTTCTGTAGCAGTCTTCTGACGATCTCTGTTGGCCAACATCTGCCACAAGTCTGTGAAGAACTTGCTTTCAACTGCTTTCTTGCGAATCTCAATTCTGCTCATGCCTGCATTCAAGTCTCCTTGAATTGGAAGTGGTCTAATTGCATTCTCACCCATTTCTGCACTGTAGTAATTGAGTGCTTTCATGGATGTATCAAGAGAACCTTCAAATGTATTAGGAACAAGCAATGGAGGGAACACCACTTTGCCTGCGTAAATGTCCATCATCTTCTGATAGTAATTGAGCTGACGAGCTTCTGGCAATACTGCAAAACCGGGACCATAGCCCCATGCTTTGTACTGACCACCCCAACGCAACCAACGACCCACATGGAATGGAAATGAATCAAACCCAGATTCTTTGAGAATCTTCTTGCTGGTCATGCAAATGTAATAAGATGCAAATGGTTTCTCTTTGGATCCTTTGATGAGATTAGTAGATACCAGTCTTGCATCACGAGGTTCTACAACGTGCAAGAACTCATACTCTTTGTCTCCTTGACCAGTTGTATACAAGTTCTGCATGTCTGGTGACAAATTCTCAAAGCCAAACATGTTGACTGCTTTGGCTACAGTCCATTTGAGCTTGCGCATCAATGTATCCACTTGACCATATACATTCTCTCTGATGACATATGATCCCACTTCAAGATTCTCAAAGTATGTGTTGTTTTTGTCATCCAGAGCAGAATACATGGCTGATGTACCAAATGCTAATTTGTCAATGAGTGATTCATGACGCTCTGTATAGAAGTTAGAATTGGCCAAGTATTCTTGTGCAAGAATTGTGCACTCTCCCAGCCATTTGCGCACACGTGTATTGCTTCTATAATCACGAGTTGGTTCAAATGCAAACCATGGCTGACTCTTGGGAGTAGTCCATGACATCAAACCAGCTGAAGCCACTTGAAGGGCATCAATGGCTGTGGTATCAAACAAACGCTGCTCATAGTCTGTTGGACGAGTAGTCTTTTTGGTAATGTTGGCTTTGTGAGGAGCAATGTATTCAGCAATGTGTTGCCACTCAGTAGCAAGTGTTGCACGGTCACCTTCAAGACGAGTGTACTCTCTCATCTTTTCAGTAGCAAGTTGTTCTTGATTTGTAATCATATGTTATTGTGCTTTACCAAATGGGTTTTCTTTAGCCATCACTTTGTTCAAAGCTGTTTGTGCTCTTGTTTGCGCTCTTTGTGGAGGAGCAGCAACTGCAGCTGTCATATTTGCAGCACGTGAACCCAATGCAACAGGCTGTTGACCCAATGTACCTGCTGGCAAATTGGATTCAACTGCAGTGGTAAGACCTGGTTGTGACAAAATTGTGGAACGCAATCCTTTGCGTTGCACTGCCATTTTGCTGAAAGAAGTATCTGCACCACCTTGTACTTCTTCATAAGGGGCCATTGCAGGAGGTGGAGCCTTGGGTTTTTGTGCGCCGCCTTTGTTGCAGAGAGGTTTTCTTGAGTCCACATGCATCAAGATTGCTGGCATTTCCATGAAAAGATCGAGGATATCACTCATATATCAGTGTATTTATGCTTTTATACCACATTTGTGTATGAACCTGGAATAATCATATGTCTTGACTTTTTTGTTTTTCTCAAATGAAATGGTCAATGGTTCAAATGGAATGAGACGCATCAACTGCATCAAATCACCTACCACAAAATGCACCAGTAAATCCTTTGTGTGTTCATCATAATTGGCAATGACAAAGCAGTCAGGACTCTTGTAAACATATCCTGTATCACTTGCTAAACATGCTGCCATTTCTTCATCAAAGTCAGAATGTTGATCAATGAGTTGAATGGCTTGGTGTATTATTGGTTTAGTCAAAACGAAAATCTCCTTTCTGCATTGCTGGTCTTTGACGCGCATAAGTGTTGTGCATTACAGTTCCACTAGTGATGTAGCTCAATTCCATGGCTTCAGCAATGTATCTGAATGCATCAGCACCATTGGAGTAGATGTCATGCAATGGTTGACCACTCTTCTCGTTCTTCTTGTAGTTCTCCAAGCATTGAATGAGTGAAGGAAGTGTTTCTCCATCTTCTCCCATGAATCTATCATTGCATTTGACGTCAAACCAGCATTTGGGTAATAGATTACGACAAGTTCTGATGCCATTCCAGCGATTGTCAGTCACAGGCAGCACAATCAATTGCTTGGAACTGATGCCAGCCTCTGTCAAATAAGCTGTGTATGGTTTGGCATTGCCATAATCTCTGCGACCAGCATCATGTGGAAGAAAGTGTTTGTCAATGATTACATCAAACTCTTGTTCCCATTTCTTCATGCATTGTGCTACTTTGGATGCACCACTGCCTGTTGTAGAGAAGTATCTGTGCAGCAATATGTCTCTGCCAGCAATCTGAAACAAAATGCCACATGTTGCATCTCTGACACCCAAATCCCATGCTGTGTAAAATGCATAACCTGGTTCTTTGGTTAATGATCTGATTCTGTTGCTGGCTTTGACATTCATCATTTGTGGATAAATGGCACCACTCTTGGATGAACGCACACTCTCTTCAAATGTAGAAGGATACTGTGAATATATGTCATCACCAATTTCTCTCTTCTTGGTGTAATACCAAATCTGCTGCTGTGGAGTGCACACAATGCTGAATTGTGATTTGAGCTGATCAAAGTATTGCTGAGTCTCTTGATCAATGATGCTAGTGTCTGTACTTGCAACTTGATATGATGGGTGTTCAAACCAGGGCTTGAAGATGAGTTTGTATTGTGTTTTTTCCAATTGCATTTTATTCTTATTTTCAAGACCCAATTGCAGCAAATCATAGAAGATGCCATGAGCTCCTTCTGCTGTAGATTCAATGATCAATTGCGCATCTGGTGCTACAGAGTTGAGTGATCCTCTTTTGATCTTGGCTGCTCTGTCTGGTGCATGAATGGAAAGTGGTCCAAGTTCTGATATCCATTGCAATTGCGGAGTAGAACCCATGGTGGTTGTGCTGGCTGTAAACACACTGCCATTGCTCCATCTCAATTCGTGTTTGGATTCACTGGTCAATTGTATCTCTTGTTTGACTCTTTGCCAAATGGCTCTGAGAGCGGGATTGTCAATGTTTTCTGAACTGTAATGCCAAGCTGTCTTGAGCATTTCCAATTTGTCAAAAGCACTTTGCTCTTTGTAGTCAATGACACTTGCTCTGAAGTTCTTGTTGAACAAACACTGATCCAAACAATACAGTGCAATCAATGTGCTGTATCCAATTTTACGACACTTGTTGATGATGATTCTGTTGTGCATGTTTTGCACCAATTCTCTTTGTGCATCCCTTAGTTTGAATTGGATAATAGACTTTCCATCCATTGGCACTTCTGGAATGATGCAATACAAGTTATCCAAGCGCCATTTCCAATCTGATAGTCTTTCGTACACTTTGTTCATATGTGTTTCCAAGTTAAGCGTTTCACAATGCAAGCTATGCACGTTGCATCTACATCAAATCTCATTGCCAATTGTTTGTAAGTGTATTCACCTGCTGCATACAATTGTCTGATGGCTACAACATCTGCTTCTTTGAGCTTGGCTGTGGTGTGTAGTTCCCCTGCACTCTGATATTTGTTCTTCATTCAAACAGTTTGTCTAGAGCTTCAATGAGTTCAGGAGTAGCATTGTGAGTTTGTTTGATCTCTCCACTGTGCTCAATCTTTTGTGTAAACATGTGCTGCAACTTGGCAGACAATTCAATTGCTTTGATTTTATCACTAGTCTTGTCTGCTGCATTCTCCACAATTGCTCTTAGGAACTCCAGCTTCTCTTGCAATGACATGACATTCTGTTTGCGAATCTCCTCTGCCATTCTCTCAAACTCTGCCTTGATCTTGGGAAGCTTCAAGTACTTGCACAATTCTACTTTGTTGGTTTCATACTTGCGTTTGGTAAACTTGGGAAATGCTTCAAGATAACAGTCCATGTTGGTTCTGTCTTGCTGCATAATGAGCTTGCAGAACTTTACATCTTGTACTGAAAGTGTCTCTGTTGATTTGATATATTCTTTGGACATATCAGCTATTTATGTCTTTGTGTCCACTTTGTTGATACACAAAAAAAGTCCGCTTGATACAGACACCAAGCGGACTTTTATGCAACACGTCAATGAACAATCAACCTACACAAGCTTATATTGTATTCAGGACAATAATATTTAGTCTCTCTTGTCCACTTTTTCTACTTCTGAATTGTATTTTTTCACTTGTTTTGTATAATGAACTATTTCTGAACAAGCTGCTGCAAATGCTAAAAATGTCATGAACAAACTCATGATGGGTTCTTCTGTAGGACACACCATAAAGAACACACCTGTTACCATTGATGCAGCAAACACTGATTTATTGAATTGTGGTTTCATTTTGTTTTGATGCTTGCAATGACATTTGCTAGTTTATCAGCATATTCTGCAAAGTTGTTTTTGTTGGTAATAATAAAGTCAAATGTGTGTTGATGTGGACGCTCAAACATTGCATTGGTATCATGATATGCACTGCATTCAATGGTGTCAATGTAGATCTTGTAATAATCAATGAACAGTGAATCACGAATCATTGCAATGGGGCACACAAAGTCACAAATGATGAATGCATTGTTGTTCTGATTTGCCAAGTGATGCATGCGTTTGGCTTGATTGATTCTGCCAGCAAGTGAGAAATCCCAATCATTGTAACACTCTCTCACATGGTCAGCATTCAAATGTATACAGTCATTGAGATGTTGTTGCAACAGTTTGCTGAATGTAGTTTTACCACTGCCGGGAAGTCCAAATATTAGTATTTTCACATGAATATTTATGGTCTTAAGTCCACTTCGTTGAGTGGTATTAGTTCAATCTCTAAAGGTAGTTGTTCAAGCTCTTTTAATGACAAGTACGCTCTTTCAGCAAGTTTCACCCGTAATTCCAACTCTTCACTGGTAAATTTTTTGTCCATACTACATTATAGAGTGTTTCTGAATCTCTTCAACTGTTATTTTAGTCAATAGCCATTTGCAGTACATTGTGAATAGCCATTTTGAGGTTACGAAATGCTGCAGCACTGGTCTGCCAATTGTGTACAAAGTTGATGTTGTCGTAGTAGTAAATGGGGAGATGCATTCCATTGATCAAAATGTTGCAGCATTCACTATGATCATCCTCAAAAATATCTGTAATTTCGAATTGAGTAATGTGTTTGCGTTGTTTAATTTGCTGCACCAATTGCTTAAGTTGTTCAGTATCAAGATCTTCAGTGCTGATGTAGTTGTAATAGCTCATGTATTTTTGTTTAATTTACCTGTTTATTATATCATGTTTCCTCATTCAGAACAAAAAAAATCTGGGAGGAAACTCCCAGATTCTAATGTTTTTTGATTGTTGTTACTGTTTATCAGCGTACTTTTCACTGAACCCCTTGATGTATTCATTTACAATCAACATTACTTTGTTGTTGTGTTTCTTAAAGTTCTCACAAGTGGGGTACCAACTATCACGTTTGTCCATGAAGTTTTTAGCTTCAACCAAGTTGATGTGATGTTCAACACCCTTGACCCAAATGTTGATATCATCTTCAATATCACATTCACAATCAATCATGTCAACATCATCAACACTTTTGATTGTTTTGAGAATTTCAATGTCTTTGAATCGAGTGTCAAAGAGCTCTTTGTGATTGTTGATGTTGTACCGTCCTTGAAAGTACCCATGTGTGTTGTTTCTCAAACGATCCATGTCGTTGTAGAATTGTTCAATGTTCCAGTTTTCTCGTGTTTCAGTTTGTTTGTTCATTTTGTGTAGATGTAATTTTGTTTAATTACTCCTTTATTATATGATGTTTCCTCATTATAGCAAACACAATTTTAATTGTATATCAAATTGATCAAGTATATCAAATTGATCAAGTATATCAAATTGATCGTGTTTAATTGTATATCAAATTGATCGGGTTTATCTAGATTAGGGGGAATTAGTTGCACCTAACTTTGGTATTTTCAAAAGTGGTGACATATGATAGTAACATACAAAATATTATACCATATTAATAACCAGGGCAAATCCCAGCTTGTTTTGCGCAAATTGCTGCAGAGCGTTTACATCAAAATCTTCTTGAACCATCATTCCATCGTGCATAGGCAGCATCCATTCATTGCTTTGATTGATGTATTCTACAAAAATGCTTGCTTCCAATTGCTGCAAAATCATTTGCACTGTTGTATTTTCTCTCTTGCATCTTTCAAACAACATCTCCAATGCATTCCAAATTTTAAATTGTTTCAATTTCTCTCTTATGCTTCTTGCAATTGATTGCATCTTGTTATCTTCATAGTATGAAATTGCTTGCTGAAACAACTCTTTGATTTGTTCACGACTGTATTTCAATGCATCAGGATTGATTGCTGCATATACATCTTGATTTTCTACAATGTCTCTCCATTCTGCATCTTCACAAAAATACAACAACAATGCTGCATGACAAGATTTAACATCAATGTACTTGGGATTTTTACCATTTACTTTGATGCTGGGTCTAATCTTTTTGTTCATGCAAATCAAAGGATGATAAAGTCTTGCATCATTTCTCATGAGGGTTGAAATATTTCCTTGTGCAATTTGATTTACATATGGTAAACATCTGTGATACTTGTCATAATCAACATACTTGACTGTGTCTGAACCATATTTCAAATGATCATACCAATTGCTCTCAATGGTGATGTCTGCATAATTGTCATGACATTTTTGTAAAATTGCATCATCAAAATGTTTTGGCTTGAATTGCTCATATTTGATTGCATGAGGTTTAAAAGGCATCAACAACTCTGTATTGTAATCTCCGTTCTTGATTGCATCCCAATGTTGAACTGTATATCTATAACTCTTTGAGAATGAACCAGCTCTGTATTTTTTATTGGTTTCAATGATGTTTTGATCTTCCAACTCTCTTATGAGCTCAGCTGCATTATCTGTTTTTGCTACTTTGTTCCATGTTTGATTGGAAACATTTACATACATTTGATACATTTCCATATCATGAGATGTCATTGACATCATCAACGTTGACAAGTGAGTTAAAACTCTAAAATGTTTCAACGTTAAGACTGAAGGATCCACGCTTTGCGGGACTAAACTGGTAAAATATGTTTTCATAATCTGGATTGGTTTAACAAGCTGCTGCGATCAGCTTAAGAGTGTAATGGGGAGTTGGTGGTATGAAAACAACAAAGTTTCGCAGCTTTATACCAATCCAACCCACCAACTCCCTCTCTACATATATTTATAGCTACATGTATATTTTTTTCAAGTGTTTTCACAAAAAAATAAAAAAAAGTTTAAGATGCAAAAGAGCGAACGCAGTGAGCGTGCCCCAAGTTTATAATATTATATAATATTTTGTATGTTACTATCATATGTCACTACTTTTGGAAAACTCAAATGCCTTTGATTCTCTACAGTTGAAAACAAAACACTATCTAAACATTGTTTTGCAGTAGATACAAGGGATCTGTTAAATCTCTTCTGGGATCATACTAAGAGCATCATCTTCACCAACAACCAGTTTCATTTCATCTGAAAGGTAATATCTCTCGTGAAAAATGTTGGGCATAATCAATGCAATGAAATCTTGATCAAGTGATGAATCACACAATGCTGCAATTTCTTCAGCTTCTTTTTTGCAAATGCTGAGAACTTCATCCAATTGCTGCACTGCAAATACTTTAATTTTAACGCTCATGAAAAGTATTTATGAAAAAAATAAAAAAAGTTAGTTGCCTGCTGCAAAAAATATCATTGCGAAACATAAATATTAATGTATGCAACAATACACTAACAATATAACGTCGGTTTCAGCTCAATCAACTGAAAATACTCCAGAATACAAACTCATTTGTCTCACCAATGGCATGAGTGCCAAAGTGAGTCCACAAGACTATGAACAACTCAGCAAATACAATTGGTACTTTCAAAACACCAATGGATATGCTGCAAGAAATCATAGTTTGCAGCATTTGCCAAAATACGTATCACCCAGTGGTGCAACTAAATTTCAGCAAAAAACAGTGCTGATGCACAGAATGGTGATGAATATGAACAATTTTGAGGGTAGACTGTTTGTTGATCACATCAATGGTGATAAATTAGATAACCGCAGAGAAAATCTTCGCATTGTCAATGCATCACAAAATCATTGGAACAGCAACAACAAATTGAACAAACGCAACACATCAGGTTACAGAGGCATTTACAACACCAAAAATGGTACATTTGTAGCATCATTGAGAGTCAACAAACAACACTACAGAATTGGTACATTCAAAACACTGGAGCAAGCTCTTGAAGCTTACAATGCTAAGAAACAACAGCTCATCTCTTTATAATGAACGCACAAATCAACGAACAAATCAGAATGTTTCACGAACTCCGCAGGCACCCACAAGTGCCTGTTAGAGTATTCAACAACAAAAAATGGATGTTTCATCCCGTTTGCTTTCATTGCAAACAGCTTGATGCATCCAAAGTCATTGAACAAGGCACGCACTTTTGCAGCAAATGCAAAAGCATCATTGATTATCACAATGATTTGTTTGAAAGCAAAGCGTGTTTTCAGTCATTGAGAAAAAAGAGAACATATGCAGCTCCTTTTCACATCAATGCAGTCAAGACTCAATTGCAAGACAATAAACTCATCATCAAAACAGACATAATGCAGTTTCAAAAGATTCACAAAGACATTGGAGACTTTTTGTACAACAATCACTTTTCCAAAGACAGCTTGTTGAATAAAAACTTTTGCAATTGCATGGCTTATGACTTTAATGAAATTCATGCATTGTACAATCACAAATGTGAATTCATTACACAAGATTACAAATGCAGTGAAAAAGGCATTAGTTTGCTTGATCAACACGTTGATGTTGGAGGAACTATTTTAGTTGACTACAAAACCAATGTAAACAAATTTAATTTGCATTTCATTGTAACCATCATCAAAGAAGCTTAACTTACTTCTTTTTCTTCTTGCCCGCATTGGTCAGTGCAATAGCAATTGCCTGCTTTTGCGGGTATCCTTCTTTCATCAACTTTTTGATGTTGTGACCCAGTACAGTTGGTGATTTACCTTTTTCTAATGGCATAATGGTGATATTTAATCTTGTTCAGATTCACCTTCAGACTCAATCATGCCACGCATTTCTGCTACTTTGAGCAACTCTTGAGCCATCTTGATCTTTTGTTGATCAATGGGTTTGCCATAAGCTTTGCAAGCATCACACATGTGTTTGCAATTTTCGCATTTGCCAAGTTTGCCTTGATCCTCATACTCATCTTCTGACTCAGATTCCATTTCAATGCCAGCAGCAACAAGAGCTACTTTGGCAGCAACATTTTCACTGAGACCCACTTTGAGAAATTTAGTGATGTTGCGAGCTAATACAGTAGTTTCACGTTCATTGAGCATAATAGAGTATTTATGCCAAGTGTTTTTCAATGAGTCCTGATGATATTCCAGCTGCAATGGTAGATACAGCACCAATGATCATTGCATTTGCAGTTGCTAGTGCCACTAAATGAGCAGTAACCATGGAGATGGCTAAAACGAAGACGATTAAGATTGTGTTTTTCATACACTAATATTTAATCGCAATCAGGTGCTTTTCTGCAGCGTCGAGTTACTTCTTTTCTTTTCTCAACACTTGCAGCAAACCAAAAATACCCACACCAGCACCAATGATGGCTTCAGCAAGTTCTGGATTCAATACAGCTCCAAGAGATGATGCAATGAGTACCAAACCACGATATGTGCTTGGTTCTTTGCCGCGTTCAATGATGTAATCGAAAATCTTATTCATACAAAAATTATTTAGATGCAGCAGCTTGTTTATTGTTGAGTGAGCGTTTGATCTCTTCTATACCAGCTTTGATGTACTGCAAATCCACTTGAATACCTACATTGGTCTTTTCAATGACTGTTACTCTTTCTTTGAGCACTTCATGAGAATTTTCCACTCTCTCAATGCGAATTAAATCATTGCTGCGCAACATTTTAAACTCATCAATTGTACTATTAATTTTGCCATATGCAAGACCAGCTGCAAACACCATGCACAAGATGTTGATGATGTTTCCTAATCCTAAAGTCTTGATGAGCTTTTCCATAATAGATAATGTATTTATTGCAATTTATGTTAGTATTTGTTGTTTGCGTTCTGCTGTAATACATTGTTGCAATTCAAGCAAATCCAATGCTTCAACAACCTTTTCATCATTGCTCCAAACTTGACTATTCCAAATGGATAATTCAGTTAAAAAATATTTGATCATTGCATTTGTATGATTGGTAATGATTACTTTTTCATCAACGGTAAACTCATTCCAAAACTCTACACGAGATGGCCATGTTTTGTGTTGAATATCTGGCTGTTTGTATGCAAGACCTGCAGCAATTGCATCACTTTCCAGCATGCAGTTCACAGGCAATTGCCAATCATCATCAGCAAGACTTACTGATGCAATTTCATTGTTTTGTATGTGTGCAATTCTTTTCATGTTAGAATACTATAATTGTTGCGATGCCATTACCACCATTGCCACCAGCACCAGAGCCACCT